ATCATCGCCAGCGCTTAACAAGACAGCTTGTTTTGCGCTTTGTATACAGACTGACGGAGAAGGACTCGCCCATTGGAATGGGCTCGTCTGGACCTGCATCTGCGAGGTAACTTTCTAAGGTGTCAAGGGGAGTTTGGTCGGTAGCCTCCGCAAAGTAGCGGAGAAGCATCTTCCATCCTCCTATTTCTCGACGAACCTTAGGAACCTTAGTGTCCCAAACGTACCATTCTGACTTTTGCAAATCAGAATTAGTACGTCGGCGCTTCGGTTTGTATTCCTCCGGAACTGCTATGAGCGAGGGGCATGATAAATTCATGCTTGCCTCCGGAATCTCACCATACATTTTGGTGAGGAGCGATACGATTAACTCGTATGTCTCGTAGTACTTCTGCTTATACAAGGCATTCGCGTAGGCGATATACGATACATAAGCATCAGGACGACGGCTGTTTGTCCAGACTGTTCGAATACGAACAGGAGTAACATCAACGCCTCGAAAGGCGTCTTTGCCACATGATTCTCGAAAGAATCCACTGGCACAACTCTTATCTCGGTTAACGAGTAACCCAAAAGACTCGAGTATGTGGATCGCGTTCGCGGCTTGCGCCGTTGGGACGATCACATCATCGCCATATACAAGTATCGACTCCCTTGCATCATACGCACTTTTAGAGTTGCGTTTGCGCTTGGAAGCCAACACCGTGTCGGGTAGACCAGCAGCGAGTAACGCCCATATAGTAAGCGCCAAGATTGGGAAGCATAATGCTGAACCCATCGGTGCAAACTTATTAAGCCTGATTACCTCGCCACCCGACATTACCGTACTCTGCGTTCTACAGTTCATGAGTATCTCTGAGAGACGCTCAGGGAAGAGTAGACGAACAAGACCAATAGACACACGATCCGAGGCCTCTTTGAGGTCAAGGGTCGCATATCCCCCCGTTATTGAGCCGAGAGCGGCTCCACACCGGTTTGGACTTTGATCAGTGAAGTGGACGCTATGCCTTGTAAGGCAATGCTTTTCCACTAGCTGGACGATAGCCTGACCTAGACCTTGCTGTATCCACTGGAACTCCAGTGGTTCGCAAGATATCAGTCTTGGCCCGCGTGAGTCTTTCGGTACGAGTATAACCCGTGCCGAATTCTCTTTATTGCCAATCGGTTTAGAACCGACAAGCTCATCGCAAACATGTCCATTGGACGCAAAGAAATATGCGTCGAGTGGATAAGAGCGAAGAATCCGATCCGAGATATTTGTCCAAGTATAC